CAGTAATTAACAAATATTATTTAAATGTTAATGAAGCCGTAAAATGGGTTATAGAAGATAACACATTAAGTATTGACTTTATGTCTCCTACTAAAGATATTATAGGTAAACTTACTTGTAATGAATTTGAATTAGAAGATAGTACATTGGCAATTTATGATACTAAAAAACTTAATAGTTTAGTTAGTATTTGTAATGGAGATTTACTTTTAGAACTAGAAAAAACAAATAAAATATTTACTAAATTAAAAATATCAGATTTAAACTTTAATTTAACTTATGCTTTATCAGATGCTCTACTTATAGGTAAAGTAGGTACTGTTAATATGCCTGAATTTGTAGTTAAATTAAACTTAACAACTGAAGATATTGAAAATCTAATTAAAGCTAAAAGTGCATTATCTCAAGTAGATAATATGTTAGTAACAACTACAACTAATTTAGATGGGGAAAATGTTTGTGAGTTTATTTTTGGTGATGAATCAGGACATAACAATAAAATCACCTATCAAATAATGGGGGATATTACAGAACAAAATTTAAAAATTCCATTCAATTCAGATACTTTTAAAACAATTCTTCATGCTAATAAAGACATGGAAGAAGGCACTTTAAATATTAGTACAATGGGATTAATTGAAATGAAATTTAAAACAGATTCAATTTCTTCAGAATATTTTATGGTAAGAAAAGCAGAAACTGATTTTTAATATATGTATCAGAGAATAAACTGACCTAAGGGCGTAAGTTATTTATTTTATTATTAACCGCTGATCTAAAGACAGCACAAAAACAAAGTGATATGAACACACACATTTTAGAGAGATCATTTAATCCATTTGATCTATTATTTCGTAATTTATTTGAAAGTGAAGCAGCTTTCATTCCGGCTGAACAAGCCAAACAACAATACCCAATTAACATATTTGAAGATGATTTAGGTCTAACTTTTGAGTTAGCTTGTACTGGCATCCCTAAAGAAGCCATTGAAGTTAAGTTAGAAGGAGATACAATTAACTTTAGTTATGATAAAGCAAAAACACCCGATCCTGAAAGGAAATATATTCATAGAGGGATTGCTAAACGTTCTTTTAATTTAGCTTATAAATTAGGAACAAAATTTAACCCAACAAAAGCAACAGCTAATTTTAATGATGGTCTACTAATTGTAGCAGTTCCATTTGCAAAATCAGCTACACCAAAAGTTATAAAAATCAATTAATTATTTTTAACCTAAGTTCGCCCTTTAGGTTGGATTATTGAATAAAAGTTTGTATATTAACGTAAATAAAAAATAAAAAGTTATATGGCAAGAATCACAGACCCTCTGTTAGAACCCTATTTTATAGGTAAAGATACACACTGTTATACTGTGTATGAAGTTGTTACTCCTCAAGCAAAATATTTAGAAAAAGGTAGCCTAGGTAAAGATTATGAAAAACCCCAAGGACATTATTCTTCTTTTGGAGCAGCTTTACAAAAAGTAGCAAAAGAAAAACTAAACAATGAAAAAGAACACTACAACAGTATTAAAGAATATGTTGAAAGGTGGGATGAGTTATTAATCGAATTAAAAAAATTACAAAATTATAAAAACCTATGAAATTAGAAGCACTATTTAATGCAGTTATCGTAAAACCTCTAGAAGTAGAAGAGGAAACATATGGATCAATTGTCGTACCTGATATTGGTAAAGACAAAAATGAACATGGAGAAATTATAGCAGTAGGACCAGGTCAACATACAATATCAGGAACATTTATTCCTACTATAAGTAAAGTAGGAGATATTGTTGTATTACCTACACAAGGTTTTACTAAATTAGAACATAATGGAGAGGAATTTTATGTAGGACCTGAAAATCAAATTCTAGCTAAAGTTAAAAAAGTAGTTGATGTTGAAGATATTTTATCAGAAACAGAAGTTACTAAAGAAGAAGAAAAAGCAATTAATGATATAAAATTAGAAGACAATGAATAAAATTATAGAGTTTGGCCCAGAAGGGAGAGATAAATTAGTAAAGGGAATTGATACATTAGCAGATGCTGTAGTGTCAACGTTAGGACCTAATGGTAGAAATGTTGTTATTGAGAAAGAACATAACCAAGCACAATCAACTAAAGATGGTGTAACAGTAGCTAAACATATATCTGTTAAAGATCCTATTGAAAATTTAGGTGTAAATTTAGTACGAGAAGCATCTGTAAAAACAGCTGATAAAGCTGGTGATGGTACTACTACATCTACTCTATTGGCTAGAGAGATGATTAAAGATGGTCTTAAACATTTAGCTAATGGAGCTAATGCGGTTGAAATTAAAAGAAGTATTGATAATGCAGTAAAAACTGTTACTAAAAGTTTAAAAGAAAATATAGCAGAAGATATTTCATCTGAAGAACAATTAGAGCAAGTAGCTACTATATCAGCAAATAATGATCCTGAAGTAGGAAAATTAATTGCAACAGCAATGCAAAAAGTAGGACATGAAGGTATAGTACATATTGAAGAAAGTAAATCAGGAGATACTTATCTTGAAACAGTTGAAGGTATTCAATTTGAGAGAGGATATAAATCTCATTTCTTTGTTACTAATAACAACACAATGACTAGTACTTTAGAAGACGTTCAAATTCTTATTGTTGATCAAAAATTAACAGCAGTAAAAGATTTACTTCCTTTATTAGAAAATTGTGCTTCAAATAATAAATCATTACTTATTATTGCTGAGGATATTGATAATGAAGCTTTAGCTACTCTTATTGTAAATAAAGGTAGAGGAACTATTAAAGCATGTGCAGTTAAAGCCCCAGATTTTGGAGATAGGAGAAAGCTTATTTTAGAAGATATTGCTATTATGACTGGTGGAACTGTTTTTTCAAAAGAAAAAGGTCATAAATGGGATAAATTCCAATTTGATTGGTTTGGTGAAGCTCGAACAGCTACTATTACAAAAGAAAAAACAACTATTATTGATGGTAAGGGTAATGAAGATGCTATTAATCAAAGAATTGAAGAACTTCAATCTCAAATTGAAGCAGCTGATAGTGATTTTGAAAAAGAACAACTACAGACCAGATTAGCAAGAATTGCAGGTGGTGTTTCTATCATTCATGTAGGTGGATTTACTGAAATTGAAATGAATGAAAAGAAAGATAGAGTAGATGATGCTTTGCATGCTACAAAAGCAGCAATTGAAGAAGGTATTGTACCTGGGGGTGGAGCAGCACTTTTATATGCTAGAGAGTCTATTGATCAATGTGATGTTGGATCAGAAATTGTTTATAAATCATGTGGTAAACCATTTGAACAAATACTTATAAATGCTGGACATGATTCAGTTGGAGCTCAGATGTTAGGTAAATACCAATTAGTGGATTCAGGTAATGATACATGGGCTGGATATGATCTTAAAAAAGGTGAAATTGTTAATATGAAAGAAGCAGGAATTATTGATCCTACTAAAGTAACAAGAGTAGCACTTGAAAATGCAGCAGCGGTAGCAGGAACAGTATTACTTACAGAATGTATAGTAGTAAATGAACCTACAGAAGAAAAACAACAACCACAAATGGATCCATCACAAATGATGCAAATGGGAATGTAATATGGAAACAATAATTAATGAACATAATGAACTTATTGCAACAAGAGTACCACCTGGAGACAGGTGGGAACTTGTTGGTGATAATAAAAAACAAGTATGGCCTACTTTAACAGAAGCTTTAGAAGCATACTCAACTAAATCTCAATTTCAAGGAGAATATAGATTAGATCCTATGGGGAGTAAATTATATGCTATTCATTCAACTGAAGAACAAGTTAAGCCAAAAGAAGAAAAAATGTTTTCCATATATGGAGAGTTTAGACAAGGTGTTTAAGCTTGGAATTTTAAAAAATATTTTGTATATTTAAGTTATGAAAGATCACGGACTATTAGTAGAAAAATATCGTCCTACAAATTTAGATAATTATGTAGGTAATGAAAGTATTAAAAAATCAATATCAAATTATATTGGTCAAAATGATATTCAAAATTTAATATTTTATGGACCAGCAGGAACTGGTAAAACAACATTAGCAAAGTTAATTGTTAAAAATATTGATTGTGACCACCTTTATATTAATGCCTCAGATGAAAGGGGTATTGAAACCATTAGGGATAAAGTATCAGGATTTGCTAGTACAATGTCATTTAAACCTCTTAAAGTTGTTATTTTAGATGAAGCAGATTTTCTAACTATTCAAGCTCAAGCTTCTCTTCGTAATGTTATTGAGACATTTTCACGCACTACAAGATTTATTTTAACTTGTAATTTTATAGAACGTATTATTGATCCTTTGCAATCAAGATGTCAAACATTAAAAGTTATTCCCCCAAATAAATTAGATATTCTAAAACATTTAGTAAAAATAGTTAAAAGAGAAAATATTTCTACAGTTGAAGATGATTTAAGAATTATTGTAGATAATAACTATCCTGATGTTCGTAAGATGCTTAATACTATACAAGTATCTACAACAGACAACAAATTAAATTTAGATACAACAGCATTAGTATCATCTAATTATATCAAAGATGTTCTTAAAGAATTATCAAATGGTAAATCTTGGACTAATATTAGACAAATTATAGCAAATGCTAATGTAAAAGATTTTGAGGAATTATATAGAACCTTATATGAAAAATCTTCAGAATATGCACCCGGAAAAGAAGGAATGGTTGCCTTCCATATAAATGAATATTCATATCAATCTAATTTTAGAATTGATAAAGAAATCAATTGTATGGCCTTAATTAACCAACTAATTAAATTAAATTAATAACAAATAAATAATTAAAAATGAGTAATCAACAAATGCCACCTCAAGTAGACTTAAAAAGCACTACTTCATTCGAAACACCAGAAGGAAAAAAGATTTTCCAACAAGGAGTTCTTTTAAGAAAAGTATCTAAATTTGTAGCAGGTACAGATGAAGATGCAGTAATGCCAATTCCAGTATTTTATGATGCTGAAACACAAAAAATTGTAGGTTTAACATTACCTCCAGATTTAAGAGAAGAATATAAAGAAGATATTATTTAATGACTGTATTTAATTGGTTAAATGAAATAACTGTTAAGAAAACTTCATCCACCCAATTTGAAAAAGAAGATTGGGATGGGTGGAATTCTTACATGGTTCATAGATTTTTATCTATGAATAAGGGGTATATTGACATAGTTAATTTAGCTCAAAAATTCCACCCAACTGATAAAGAAGGTCTTTATAATTTTTATAAAGAAATACTTCCTAAGAAGAAAATTTGGAATAAATACATTAAAAACCAAAATAAAAAAGATACAAAAGATTTATCTAAAATAATAGCTAATTATTTAAAAATTGGATTTGATGAAGCTTGTTCGTATATTCCAATATTAGGAAAATCAGAAGTAAAAAATATCCTACAGGGTGTAGGTTTAGAAGATAAAGAAATTAAAAAACTATTGAAAACAATATGATAGCACAAGTGTATAACATGTTAAAAGACTCAGCATTAGCTGATAAATCAAAAGCATTACTTAGTTTAGAATTATTATCAAACCATGCAGTGGGTATTGGTGATCATTCTACAGGAGACTTTTATAAAAATGCAGAAGAAGCATTAATAATGTTAGTAGATGCTGATGATAGATTAGCAACATTAGAAAAATATTTTAATAAACCCACTAAAGAAGTTATTAATGAGTGATATAATTAAAAAGTTTGAGGAACAAAATGATATGAGTGATAGAGAAATAATGAATGCTAAATTTACTAAAAAAGAAACACCAACATTTATTAATGATGGGAATCCTGTACAAAATAAAGTACTAGAAAGGCAGATACCAACTATTAATTCAACTGCAGTAGAAGTATTTGAACATGAATATCCAGAATTATCGGAAGAATTTAAACAAATCCAAAAAGAAATGTATAAAATGTTTGCAGCTAAACATATGGATTATGGGTTGAATAATATATCATTAGGTGGAGATATCCTTAATAGTAAAGCAGATAAAACATTTTCATTAACAGGTTTAGCAATTAGACTAACTGACAAAATATCTAGACTAAAAAATCTATTAGTAAATGGTAAGAATTTTGTTAAAGGTGAAGGTATGGAAGATACATTTTTAGATGTTGCTAATTATGGCATTATTGGCTTATTAGTAGGTCGTGATAAGTGGAAAAAATAAATTTTGGCTAAAAAGAAATTACCCATAATAGTAAGAGATATTAGGGAAAACCCTCCAACTCCTCTTAATTTTGCAGTTGAAAAGAATATATCTTATTCTCAATTATCTATGTTTACTCAATGTCCTAAAAAATGGTCTCTCCAATATAGGGATGGTCATAAAATTAGTGAACAAAGTATTCATATGACTTTTGGAACAGCTTTACATGAAGTTTTACAACATTATTTAGATGTAATGTATGAAACTAGTGGTGCTGAAGCTGATAGAATTAATATAGAAGAATTATTTGAAGAAACCTTAAGAGAATGTTATGCTAATGATTATAAAAAAAATAAAGGTAAACATTTTAGCACACCTGAAGAATTAAGAGAATTTTATGACGATGGTATAGCAATCCTCCAGAATTTCAAAAAGAAAAAAGGTGGACATTTTAGTAAAAAAGGATGGTATTTAGTTGGTTGTGAGATACCCATAGTTATTGCGCCTAATCTGCGTCTTAACCGCGTTAAATACATGGGCTACTTAGATATCGTAATGTACCATGAACCCACAAATACATTTAAAATAATCGACATAAAAACGTCAACAAAGGGATGGGGTAAATACGCTAAAAAAGATGAGTCTAAGCAATTTCAATTAATACTTTATAAATACTTCTTTAGTAAGCAATATAATATACCTATTGAGAACATTGATATTGAATTTTTTATAGTTAGAAGGAAGGTATATTTAGATGGAGAATTTCCTCAAAAAAGAATACAAACTTTTACCCCAGCATCTGGTAGAAATAAAGTAAATAAAGCTACTAAAAATTTAGATGAGTTTATAAATAAAGCATTTAACTTGGATGGGTCATATAAAGATAGTATATTCCACGCAAAACCAAGTAAATGGAATTGTACATTTTGTCCATATAAAGATAATAAAGAACTTTGTAATGCAGTTGGTAAGT